TAGCGGCCTGCCGCTGAACCACATGCTTGCGGCATCTTCCGGCGAGCCGTATTGTTTCCAATATTCACTTAGTTTCTGCTGCGCTACCGCATCTTGTGCTTCTGGGCTATTCAGGAACTGCTGGGGAGTCATGGCTGTCCCCAACGTTTCCTTAGTCCACTGAGGGATATTTGCTCCCATTACCTGATATCGCCCATAAGCCCTATCGCCAGCCTTGGTAACAGGACCGCGCGCATCATACCTGCCGCCGCTTTCAATGTTTGATATGTTATTCATCAAAGCATTGATGCCGATTCCGCCGTTGCTGCTGTTGCTGGCTACCTTTGGCGCAACCGATGTCGTCGTCGGATCTTCGAGTGCTTGGTTAGTGGGCGACGGTGCTTTTGGTTTGCCTTCCTTGCCCTGTATCCAGTTTACTCCGTCCTCAAGCGCGGAGCCCAAATCAGCGCTTTGCGCCATCGGCGTGGCGCGTTCTTCCTGCGGAGGTTGGGCAATCGCTAATTCCGGCATATTGAAATTGTTGAAGTAATTTTGCGGAATGCCCTGATATGCATTCTGTGCGCTGGCTGATGGAGGATCTAAGGCGTTCTGGCGCTGGCGAGAAAAGCTATTGATGGCGTCGCTAAGCGAGCCGCCTGGGGCGCGATGGAGGCGCTTAACCGTCAGGAGCGCTTTGCGGTGTGCTTTGTCTCCGAGTGCCCCACCCGTTGACCTTGTGATATCGGGGCTGTGCGGGTCGAAGCCGCCGTCGTTTCCTATCGCAGATTTAATCTGCCGAGGATCAAACACAATCACGTTACTATGGTCGTATTCGGGGTCTCCGTGGTGCCTGTGGATTATCACTCCGTCATACGGCCTTCCCTTCTTTTTGGCCTCAAGCAATTTTTCAATAATGTGCGCCCGATCCATATCAGCCGTCATAGATGCGGCGGCCTCTTTAGAGTGTAAAACTAATGGGTTCTTTACCGAAGCGTATACCGGCATCACGTTAGCGCCTGACTTTACCGGCTTTGCGTATGAAGATTTTGGGTTAAAACCATTGGATGAATTGGCAATACTATCTGCGTAGGTTGATGCTTCCTGCGGACGAGTCGTAAAGTGATGTCCAAAACTATAAGGTTGGTTTGGGTTCGATCCTATTTTATTGTTGTCAAAGGAAGAGAAATCCCCCTGCGTGCCGTGGTACAGCTTCATTGGCTGCCCGGCTGGGTCGACCGCAGCGCTACCAGAAAACCAATTGTTAAAGTTAGGATTATCCGTAACAGATCCGCCAACAGCGCGCGCGACTGCCAAGGCTTTGCGGTATGATTTTTCAGTCACGTCGTAGTCCAGTTACGGTTTTTCACGCCCAGTTACGGTTTTTCACGGCTTAGCCTTCGGCTTTGGCCGGTTTGTTGGCCGGTTCTTCGCAGCCATTTTTGCTTGCTTCTCCTTGGACTTAAGACCCATCTCGTTGGTCTGCATGTCCGCTTCTATGGCCGCTTGATGCTTTTCGTGCTCGGCGGCCAGCCCGGTTTCGTGCTGGTGCTGCTGGGCGGCCAAACTCGTTTGATGTTTATGCATGTCCATATGCATAGCGTCCTGGTGTTCGCTCTGCTGGATTTGCATGTCGGCCTTCTTGTTCATCACGTCTTTGGCCAGATCGATAGCGGCTAGTTTCTCCTTGGACTGCCGATCCTCCTGCGAATTGGCATCCCTCAAGAGAATATCGCCCTTTTGCATATCGGCCTGTTTTGCCTTCGTATGCGCGTCCATAAGCTGGGATTCAGCCTTCATTGCCTCAATGGACATCTCATGCGGCGTTTTGCCGGGTTCCATCGGCGCCAGACCCGCACCGCCGATCTTCGCCTTGGCCTCGTCCTGCTTGGCCTGCGCGGTCATCAATTTAGCCTTGGCGTCCTGCATTCTGGACTGCGAATCTTGCAACTTGGACTGGGCTTCGGATGTGGCCTTCTGCTGTTCCGGCGTCGGCCTGCCCATCGCAGACGGAGGCGCAAAATACTGCTGCGGGTTGGATATCTTTAGCACGTCCGAAATGATGGCCGTATCCAAAGCAAGCGGATTGTACATCGTAGGACTTTGCGCCGACAGAGCCTTAAGACCAAGGTATTTGAAGATACGCTGTGTCTGAGATGCTGTATTAGGATCGGCCTGCGGCACTAAGTTGTAGTTCTTAAGCGCATCGAGAAAAGTCTTTTCGTCCCACTGTCTGGCTGGCTTCTTGTTTTGCTGCCAGAATGCATCTGGATGTTCTTTGAAGATCTCGACAATCAACTTTAGTTCTTCACATTGGGCGGCGTGCATTCGCTTATGAACAGAATCCTTGACAACTTGCTGCTGTTCGATGATGGCCAGAACCGCGCCGGTTTGGGCGTCCTGCTTGCCCTCCCCGACCATTTGCTCGGCTGTTCCGCCGATCCGCATACCCGTGGTGGCCATCTCCTGCGCGAGAGCCATCAAGCCTTGGCTTGGCTCCTTGTAGGGGAGCGGCATAACAACATCTTGTATGCGGCCAGCGCCAATATCTATCTGCGACGTGCCGCCGGGGGGAATGCGGAGGATGTTGCTATTCTGTCGGCTAGCCTGCTTACTGATAAGCGCGCCGGGGAAACAGGCATACATGCCTGCGTCGAGTAGCTCTCGCCAAGCCGCTGTGAGGGCATTAGTTGTATTTCCTAGAATATGTAGTAGGCCAATATCATAGAAACCAAAGCCGGGGACATATGTGTACTTTACAAACACATCCTTTGCTTCAGGTAGTTCTTTATCCTCATCCTCATCATAGTTGCGGACAACAGACAATATCTGCTTGCTGGATTCGTCAATGGTTACGCGATAAGGAAGCTCGAACCCGCTTTCTTTGCCCTTCCATTTGTGCTCATAACCCTTGATATCGAGATAGCAGTAGCATTCAAAGATGTCTCGGCTGCGATCTTCCGGGCGTCCGAAACCGCCCTGCTGAACACCTTGCTGACTATTCTTTTGCTGCTCAACGGCATTGTTCTCAGGCGGCGGGGGAGCTGGAAGGTCAACATCCCGATAGACGCCAAGGATCTGTAGCCGCCTGACGGCATTCTTGTTAAGTCGCGCTTTATGTGTAATACGGATTGCGTTCTTAAGGTCGGTAGCGGCATTGTTGACAACCAAATGCTCCGCGTCGACCGTCTCGGACACCGGACGATTGCGAACCGGGCAGAAATAGACTTTCTTGAACGACGTTCCACCGAATCCCAGCATCAGGAGCATTCGGTCGGTATCGGGATAATACTCGCTAGCGGTGACGGTCAGGTAGTGGTTCATATCCTCTTCTAGGTCGTTCGCCAGTGCGTCCTCTTGAGAATCAGCGTTATTGTCATCGTTGCGGATCTTGACCGGACCGTCTGTCGGCAATAGCTCGGAACGCGCATTGGCCTGAAAACGCAGAACCGCCTCTTGCATTAGAGGATGGCGAACCTTGCTCATTCCTTCAACGGGAGCCCCGTCCGCTGCTCCTTGCTGGCCAGGAACCTCCAACTTCAACCCTAGAAGAATAATGCCCTTGGCGCGCTCATCTAGCCATTCTCGGCGGGAGTCTTCGTCTTCCTTAATGCCGCGTAGCAGATCATCGCAAATACGGCTGAGTTCAGATGCGTCAATATCCTCTGCCAGATTGTCGAACCAGCCGGTTGGTTTTCGTTGAGGATCAGCCAAAGGGCGACCATCAAGACTAACCGTAACGCTACCGTCTCCATGCGTGATTTTGACAATACGGCCACGGTCGTCGAACTCCGGCATGTCGTCGCCGTCGCTGGATGTAATGATGATATCGACGGGGGAATGATCTATCTCCGGCTGCGGCGGTGGCTGCAGTCGGATGTTGGATGGTGCTAGGCCGGCCATTGACTTATGGGTGCTTTCGTTCTATATAATTGAATGACTAATTTGCCTGACGGGCATTCAAGTCAGGCCGGTTCGATTCCGGCTCGGTGACCGAGATCATGGAGAAAGAGACGGTTCGATTCCGTCCCGTGGGGAGGTGCGTTGCGACGCGTCCCATAAGGCAGTACCCGCAGCTGGCTTTGCGGGTGGTCTGACAGCCGGGAAAGACCGGCAACCTTTCTATATCACCCCGGATATAGCGCTGGCGGGACTTTTCCCGTCCACCGCTTAGATTCTTCAATGTCGTAGAGGCGTTCTGGCGCGCGGCTTAACAAGCCGTTGTCGCGCAAATACTTCATGCCGTGGCTCATGCAATCCACAAGGTCGTCATGTTTACCCTTGGGGAATGTAGAGACTTCGCGGATAACCATTTCCGCCCATTCTTTGTCAGGAGCCCAAACCATACCCTCAGACCAAAGATGGGATACAGAATAGAGTCGCTGCCATTTGTCCCCCCTTGGCGTAACCGCGCTAATGCCGAACTCCTCAATGGAAGCTACGCGATGAAGTTCCTGAAGAATGCTAGCCCCCGCCGCTTTGTCTTCTACAACTAACCTGTCTATCTTAAATTTCTTCCCAGTGGCAAGGATTCTATTCACCAACTCATGGAACTGTAATTTAGCCTTCCAAGCGTTCATTAGGACGACGTTGGGAGCCCCCTCAGCATAAACACGCTGTATTTGCTGTCTTGTACCATATCTATTTAGAGTGTTGCTTATGGTTGCTTTATTCTGAACAGTAAAAACACCTAGAACGACCATAGCCGAATAGTCGTTTTCTTGTTTCTCTCCATAAGCAGTATCTACTATGGCCAGTATGTAATCTAACTCTGGAAAGTTGTCGTCTTTCCACAAAGTCCACCAGTCATCTTTGATGATGCCGCCGCCCTTGGGAACCGGTGCTTGCTGGTGCTGTCCAGAGATTTCATATTCACCCATCGTTCGTTCGTTGCGGTCAACGACTTCAAGAGGAAATCTTTCAGGGAATATAAGCTCCCCTTCTTCTGTTCTAGGATCTTGAGTTCCCAGCATTGTCGGGAAGGATCTGGCCGGGTCATAACGCATCGGTAGCATCAGATGGTCGTATCCGAGTTGTCTATCTAAAATTGTTCCTGAAGTATCCTCCTCATGCAATCTCTGCATGATAACAATTATAGCGTCTTTCTTTTGGTCATTCAAACGGCTAGGTACGGCCCCGAGAAACCAATCATTTGTAGAATTTCTTATCTGCTCAGATTGGGCGTCCATCCAGGATAGGGGATCATCAATTATAACCCTGTTGCCGCCCTCACCCGTAATAGCATTGGCGGCTACGGCGACTCTATGGCCAGTTGCTGTATTCTCGTATCTGGTCTTGGCGTCCTGATCCGCCTGCAATACAACATGCGGCCATCTTTCCTGATACCAGGGAGACTTTAGCAATCGCCTCATGGCGATACTATCGTTAATCCCGCGCTCTTGAGAGTGAGATATACACAAGAACTTCTTATGAGGCAGGTTTCTTGGCCCCCACTCCCACGCCGGCCAGAAAACATTTAGAAGTCTTGACTTCATCATACGTGGCGGAACATTGATGAGAAGCCTATTATACGGCTTTCCGTCTATATCTATCCCGTCTGTTATTGCCTCTAAGTGCTCGCAAATGATGTCAATATGCCAGTTATGGACATATTCCATCCCCGGCTCAACGATCTTCCAAGCATGTTTTATGAAGTATGATAAAGATCTTTCACAACGATCACGCTCAAGATGAAACAGAGTCGCCGCAACGTCGACCTGTCTCGGAAGCCTTACGAAACCCATTGCTTAGTGGACAGCCTCGTCTGCGTTCATTTCCAGCAGCTCTTCTTCTTGCTGGTCTTCCACGACCACCGCCTCGATAACCTTTTGGTTTTCAAGCATATAAGTCTTACGCAGCGCGCCCTCTAGCGCGTCTAGTTCGTCTTCTTGCAAGTTGGAAATATCCAGTCGATGGACATTAAGCTGTTTTACGTTAATATTGTTGTCCATCTTGCCGACGATCTCTTTCGGCATACATGCCCGTACCAAACTCACAAAGGCAGTCGAATTTTCCTTCGCTATTTTCTTAAGATACCCAATAGCCCCATCTGGGTCGGACTCATGCAAAGCCTGCAAAATCAACTTCTTGGTATCGGTATTCAGCTTATTGGGAACGCCCTTCTTTCGCCCCGCGCCCGGTGTTCTACCGCCGTCACCCTTTATAAAACGTCCGCTTTTCTTATCGGGCATTAAAGCGCCTTTTGCGCGCGGGCCAGCGCGTCCGTAACGGTATCGTCAGGCATATTGAGGATCGGAGCCGTTACCTTCTTTTCGGCCTTCTTGGCTTTCTCGGCCAGTTTCATAAGGCGCTGGACAAGGAATTCATGAGTGGGCTTCTTGACCGAGCCGCCTTTTGCGTAGAAAGGATGGCCGCTTTCTGGCTGGGCGTAGATACCTTTGGATGGATCTTCTCCCGCCGTGGTTGTCGCCGCCCTCGCGGCGGCTACACCATAAGGGCTAGGGTTGACTGTATAACCCGCTTCGGCTTGACGCTGCTCGTAAAGCGGCGAGCGTTGACGCAACGTCTCCCCCACCCCTTCAATAGCATTCTTGGCGGTCCTATTTTGAAGGTTGCGCGCCACCGTACCGGCTAACGGCGGCACCATGCCCAACGTGCTACCTATTGGGCCAAATGTATGCTCGCCCAACATTCCCGCGCCGACGCCCAACATAGAGGACATCACGCCATGGCCGCCGCCTCCAAGGTTGCCGATGCGACGGAGCGTGTTTTGTGTGGGCGTTTCAGACCCCGTGACGATATCGCGGACGGCCTGTTTCTCTGGGTCGGTAAAGCTATTTAATTGGAATCTTTGTGGCGAGGTAGGATCAACGAGGGGCTTAAGTTTGCCGCGAAGGGTATTATCGTAATTGCGTCCTGAGTTGGCCCTTGCGGTGCCAAGTACTGCTGATTCGTCTCGATTGGTAACGAGGTCTGACCGCTTTGCTGCGCCGTAGTTGGCATTCCCTTCCTTGACCAGATCGGACGCGGTGGAAGCGGGTCCAGCCAGAACAGCTTCCGGAGGAGGGTTCTCAAGAAAGCCCTGAAAGTGGCCCAAGGCCGTGGCAGCCGCCATCCTGTCAGTGTCACTCGCCGCCTGGTCTGCGGTAAGCTTGGAGAATCCTCTTCGTATTCCCATGAGTCCAGATATAGGGACTGATATTGCATCGTCTGGGACGTTTCGCGTGTCAGCGAGCTTGGCAAAAGTTCTTGGGGCATCGGCAGGCCCTACTCCTAGGTTGTAAAGCTGTTGTTCAACATTGTTGGACAAGTCTACAACGTGCGGAATGCTGTAGTCAACCCCCGTATCCCGCGCTGCGTTCAGGGCGCTCTTGCCAGCCGTTTTGAGTTCTGGAGACGTAGGCGTCTCAGCCACCGCACGCACGGTCTTGCCGGACAATCCGGGAGCCATCATATCGCCCGGAGTAGCGAGCGCTGCAGCATCCCACGTCTGTCCAGCGGTTTCCGGGGTTGCGGTATTTGCCGATGTTTCTTCTCCCACTTGGTGAGCAAGCGCCGGCAATCCGGTTACGGTATTATAAGCTCCCTGGACTAACCTCTTACCCGCCCCCAACATGCCAGAATTGGAATCAAAGTCCCACGAACCGTTGTTATAGGCAGTAACTGGCAATAAGGACAATGGCGACGACTGCCAAGCAACGCCGCCGTTGTCGGTTTGGGGTGGTGGTGGAGCCTCCTGCGTGTCGGGCGCGTTAATCGCCTTCGAGAACGCATCGGCATTAAACCCTCCCGCTGGCGGAGGAGCGCCCTGCCCGGTCCCGCTAGGCGCTGCCTGCCCGGTCCCGCTAGGCGCTTGCGCTGCCTGATCCGGTGCGTTTATCGCCTTCGTAAAGGCGTCCATGTTGAAATCGGCCATGTGCGTTACTCATTCCTCATAACGCGACCGAAATTCTTCACTCCATACTTTTGTTCAAGCAATTTTTGCGCCGCTGGGGGCAATGTACCGTTCAACATGTGGTCAAACATAGGAGTCGTCTGACCAGCGTCGTATTTCCCAGACAGAATGTCTTGCATTCCCTGTCTAAGATGCTGATATTCTGTTGCATTGTGTTCTTTATTGAACTGACTCATTGCATTTTGCGCTAAATT